CATCAATTAGGTACTTGTTGGTAACCGTGTATGTTGCCATGAGCGGATGCTCCGCTCTCGACTAGGCGATTGCGATTGACTTAACCTGATCGCCGTCTGCGATAAAGGTTGAGACGTAGCCATAGTAGGAGAATGTGCGACCCAAGGTTGCAGGTACTTCTACTGACATGATTCCACGAACTTGTTCATAGAATTCTATCGCAGATCCACGAGCTACAACCATGGTGTTGTCGGCAAATGCGCGGTCAACAACCAAGTTCAAGCCCAATGGGTTGAACGTGTTCATTTGTGTTACGCCGCCTGTGCCAAGTCCGTTGATGCCCATAAGTCCTGCTGCGCCGGTGTATGGGAAAATTGGTCGCTTGTCTGCGTCCAACTGACTGCCCATTTTCTTCCATACGTCTGGACTGACGAAAATGTGATCAGGTAGGAAGTTGGTTGCGGTGAGGATGTCGGTTGCTGCGTCGTACAACGCTGCGATCAACGATGTTGGGTTGTCAGCTGTAACTGTCCAGGTTGAACCTGATGCGGTGTCGCCTGCGAGGATTGCGTTACATGCGACTGCGTCTGATTGCAACATGTATTGGCCTGCGAGGTCTCGCAAAATAATTTCCATTGCTGCAGGTGAAGTGAAGTCGATGTCTTGTACTGACAAAGTAACTTGACCGGCAAGCGTGGTCTTGGTAACAACATTTGACGCGATTACTGGCGTAGTTGCTGATACTCCAGCAAGTTCAGGTGACTGTGAACCTACCGAGGTGTGGGTTGTCCAAGTTGGGCGGATCCATGTTTTTGATTGTCCACCGTCTGGCATTGCGCGAGCGCCAACTGCCGTGACTACTGGACGGATGTAGTTCAAGTCATCAAATACTGGCCCAAGGACTGGTACTGGCAAAAGACCAGGTGTGTCCGTGGTGAGTACATCGCCTGCAGCTGCTTGAAGTGCTGACTGCTTTGAGATTGCGAACTCGCGTGCGGCTGCTGCCACGTTGCGGAAAGTTTCTCCGCCGATGTGCATCGCTGCAAGGTATTCGCCTGGTGTTGGCAAATCAAACTTACGCTTTGCTTGTGCAAAAATTGGTGCAGTAGGGATGGTTGCCTCAACTGCGGTTTCGTTTACTTCGGACATTTCTTGTTTCTCCTCTACTGGGGTTACTTCTTCATTTAACACTACTTCTTCGGGCTCTTGGTGGATACTCGCTGCGACTTTGGTGATGTTTGCTGCATCGCCAAAAGCGCCGATCGGAACTAGGGACAATTCCATCCAGTCGGCTGACTCAATGATCATTGTGCCTTCTTCGTCATACGAGAACTTGGTCGGATTTACGCCAACGGATACTTGGTCAATGGTGCCGTCTTGCGCCATAACTAAAGCGTCGTTGCCAAGGCTGGTTGCGCTGATCTTGGCGCTGAACATCATGCCTTCTTCGGTTTCTGCGCGCTCGGTAACTACGCCTACTGGCATGCTTGCGTCGTGGTACATAAACAGGCGTGGGGCTTTGCCTTCGACTGGCAATGAGCCTGGGCGGAAGATCACAGCTGTGCCGTCCGAGACTGTTGCCGGCACGTTGTAGGGAACTGCCACTCCGCTGATGGTGCGTCGTGGTGCGTCGCCTTTAGCGGCGTCAAGCGTAAAATCTCCTGCAATTAACTTAATCATTGTGATAACTCCTCTTGTGTGTTTTCTCTAACAATTACTTCATCGTCTGCGCGGTCGGCCATAAAGTTTTCTTCTAAATATTCATCTGCGTCAAACTCAACATAAGTTCCGCGCGGTAACACGTTGTCCATTGACAGCGCGCCAGCGATTGCATCTGCATAAAGTTTTACACCGAACAAATACAAGTCTGCGCGCGCTTGCTGTGATGACTGGTAACTGTACGCGCCCGTAGCGACTCCGACAAGGTATGGGGGCGTATTGGCGAGCCTGGACATCTCAAGACTTTGGTACTGACTTGCCTCAATTAACAGCATCTTGTCTGGGGTGCTGTTTGTTTCCGTGTATGTCAAATACTCGTTAAGCGCTGCGGTTTGATTGGTTGCTCGAGCGGCGTTAAACGCGCTAGCCAAATCAGCCAACTCTTGCGCGCTTAATGGTTCGCCACCAGTTTGCTTAAGCACGCCAGCAGGAATGCTTGATGATGCGTTGCGATTGCGCGCTGCTTCAAGTTTAAGCGCGGTTTCTATTGCGCCAGGCGCCGAGTAAATGATGCCTTGTGCGGGTGACAAGAATTGAACAAGGTTTGCTGGGTCAAGCATGCCACCGTTAAAATAAACTTCTTTAGATGGTGCAAACCACACAGGGCCAACCATGTCGGTTGTTGTGATTGAGCCTGCTGGCAGTCGGGTAAACGTGGCAGGGTAGCCGTCAGCCGTTCTTGAAGTCACATACCAAAAAGCTCTTCCGAACATCATTAAATCGTCCAGAGTAAAACTCATGAGAAATTGGTACGGAACAGTTGGGTCTGGTCGGCGCATCCACGAACGTGGCGCAATGTAGATTTTTTCCATTTTTTCGCCGTTCCAAAACTCGTTGTATGAGCGCAATGGCATTGAGCCAATTACCGACGCCATCAAATCTCGAGCGCGGTTGATCGTTGGAACGCTGATCGCACGGTTGCGTGCTTCGCCTTCTTGATAACTGTAATACTGGCCGATCATGCTTACGCCTTGCGCGTTACTTGTGTAACCGCCAGCGACCGCAGCTGCAACGCTTGGCGCTGGGCTTATTGCTGCTTTACGGGTTTTGTTAAAGATCGCCATGTTCCTACTTTGTCATATAAGTGGCAACCGCGCATGACTTATCCGATTCCGACAAAAGGCAAGGTGCGCGGTCGCCGCGTTTATCTTAGTTATTTACCGCGACAAGCATGGGCTTTCCGCTATTGACTGGTCGCGCGCATAGACCAATTCCCCAGACCATTGTTCGCGCTAACTCAATAGGCCCAGGTGATCGCTTGCTTGAGAGCACGATTGTGTTATCGGTGCGAACAGCAACAGCGCGTTGGACATGTTCTGCCAACAGTTTTTCACCTGTGTGCAATAGTCGCGCTTCAGCGATCATGTTTTTCGCAAGCGGTGTAAATCGTCCAAGTTCCGCATAACCGACTACGACGCGGCGGCGTTCAATGTTTGGCGGGCAGGTTGCGTCCACGGTCGGCGACAAGGCAAACCTGATCGTGGGGTTTTTGGCAAGTTCCTGCACGTTGTCCCACAGCTCTGTAATTGACTCGGCAATAAATGCCACGGTGACAAGCACCCGACCGTCTGACAGGTTGACGCATCTGGTCGCGCTGTATCGGGAGTCGTCCAGCGAAGACTCAATCGCCACGACGCCACCGCTAGGGATGTCCCCCGTGTACTCAAGGGACGGCCAGCGCCCTGGCTCAATCCATCCGCGCACAACACTCACCCAAAGGTTTAGGGATGCGCGCAGGAACGATGCGCGATCGGGGTTTGTTGATTCCTGCCTAATTGTGTCCATGTCCAACGTGTGACCAAGTGCAGGGTTACCCCACGCCCATGACGCTGGGTGCAGCGGGTCAAGGCTCGGGTCTGGGCTCCATTCCGCCATATACATTGTGGACGGCTCACCCTTGTCTATTGCGCGGATGCCTGCCTCACGCCAGCGTTGGAATAGCACAGATTCTTCGGTGCCAGCTGTGCTGAAAAAACATGCAAGAGGATTTTTGCGTGCGCGCTGTGCCGGCAAGAGACCGCCTTCTACGGAATCGGGGTTGACATCGAATAATTCATCTACGCACACGAGGTCAATTGACATACCGTGGCCTTGATTAGGCTTTAATGCTTTGACCCACCATTTGCTGCCGTCTGGCATTGTGGCCTGATAACGGCCATACGATTTGACGATTTTGGCGCCGTAATACTCCTCAAGGATTGGTGACAGATCATCAAACAACAAACACGCAAGATCAAGTCTGTGCGCGCCAGATACAACGGTCTGTTTTTGTCCACGTATCTTTGGCATTTCCACTAACCAAAATAGAATTAAGGATTGCAAAATAGTTGTCTTGCCATTTTGACGGGCGACCGAGACAAGGCTCGAGCGATGCACAAACTTGTTATCGGCGTCAACCGCAAGCATTCCCTCAAGAGCATGTATTTGCCACGGCATCAAAGTGACGCCAAGTACCTTCTGGGCCATGTCCCCCACAAGTCCAGCTAGTGAGCCGGCATGGTCAGGGATGATCGTTTCCAGTCTCGGCCGATCATGGCCAGTTAGCGCTGGTTCAGGCTGATCTTGGCTGGTGGCGACAAAATGATGGA